CCTTGTACTTCTATTTTAGAATCAGAAGGTTTAGATCCTCCTAATTGTTCTTCTAAAGTAGTTGCTGAACCAGTTTCTTTCATTATTTTATCTAATCCTTTTTTTTCTTCATTAGATAATTTTTCTTCGTCTATAACAACTTTCTGAAGACCTCCTGGATTATCTTTATTCTCCGCAAAAAAAACAGCCATTAGTTTACCTTCTTAAATTGAACATCTATCTTAGAGTAATCTACCATTAAGTAACCATCGTCATTTACAAAAGAAGCTTGAGGTACTTGATGTGCCATTACACCTTGATAAGTTATGTCGTCACCTTTATATTTAAAGTTATAAATATTTATTCCACTAGGAGATTGACCAACTAATTTAATATTCTCTTTAGCTCTAATGTCTGACATTGATGCAAAAGCTTGACCCGCACCAACAAGTTGTGCAAATGGACTTGGAGCACCTACTGGTGTTCCTACTAGTGCTGATCTTTCTTCTCCATATGTTCTAATAGGTGCACCTGCTAAAGCACCAATCATTTGTCTTACTTGACCAGCAGGATATTCTCTCTCTTCAATAAAATCTCTATATGCTTCTGTCAGACCAGCTTGTTCTATTCCTCTTGCTAAACTACCTGCTTGTCCTAAACCTGCTGCAGCACCTGCAAGACCCGATAACTGTGCTTGAGCAGCTTGTAATTGTGCTGCTCTATCTGCAGCAAATCTTTGTGCTCCAGATTCAAAACCTGCTTGTCTTAATCTAGCTGATGTATCAGCAACTTGATCTAAATATCTTTCTCTTCCTAAAACTCTTTCTACTCCTTCTCTAGATCCACCAAATGCACCCGCACCGATTGCTCTTGCAGCCATTGATCTTTCTTGTTGACCAAAAGCTTCTCCTAAATCAGATAAAGTAGATTGAATAACTGCATTAGTATATGGATTCATATATTGTTGCATTGTTGCTGTGTCAAAAGTTTGAGCACCTATTTGTGCTAATTGACCAGCTTGAGGTAAAATTTGATTACTAAAAACATTAGAAACTTGTTGCTCTTGAGGACTTAATTGAGCTACACGTTGACCAGTGTAACCAACATATGGTTGTGTAAAAACGTCTTCTGCTGTTCTTAAAGTACGTTCTTGAATTTCTTTAAAATATTCTGGTATCTGCGAAGTAACTGTTTGTTGACTTGGCGCTTGAACTACTGTTGTTGATGGTTTAAAAAGACTACCCATTGATTATATATGTACCTCCAATATTTTTATAACCTAATTTAATAAAGGCGTTATGTTTTCTTTCAACGTCTTTACCTTGTGTTATTTCGCATAAAGCAGTTAATTTTTTGCTTTGTGCGTATTCTTTAAAAACTATCATCATAGCCCTAAAGATATGAAAATTACGATATTTAGGATTTACATGAAGCCATAAACTTCTTAGAAATCTTTTGTCGCTATACCATGTTTCGTCTACAGCGGCAGCCATAGTTCCTATAATAACATTTTCATATTCTACTACTATAACAAAACTATTCTTAATGTAAAATATAATATGATCCAGCAATTTCTTGTTATTTACGTTACCGAAATTATATGGTGATTCTGGAAGCCATGTTTTTAAAAGCTCTCGTATTCTAACAGCATCGTCAATACGTGCTTGTCTTATTTTATACTTATCTTTTTCCATCAGGTCTTATTTGGATTCTTAATGTACCAAATCTCCAATTACTACCTAATTCGTCACTTTCTATTTTTATAGAAGATTGTCTTCCTCTAGTTCTTGTATTATAAAAAGGTGTTGTATTTGATACTGTTATTTCTTCTCCACTTACACGAGAGCTATTTGGATAATCTCTTGTTTGTAAAGTAATTTTTGCATTACCAACTTGGTTTTTAAAATCAGGTATTACTTTATTTATAAAACTAAATTCTTCACCATCTGCAATATCTCCATCTCCTGATTCTATAAAAGAAGTAATTGCAGATCCATCAGCATCAACTCCGTCCTCATGACGATATATTAAACTTCTACCAGGTGTTAATCCATATATTGTAGTATAAGAATTTGCTGTCGAATTTGGAAAATATTCTGTAGCAAGAGGATTTAATTCAACTCCATCATCTAAATATGTACTTCTAGATAAATTTCCAAAATACCAACTATTTTCTAAATAATTATATATAACATATTTATCAATAAAATCAGATGTAGCTGAACAATAATACCAAATTACTTCTGAAAATTCTGATGTTTGACCAGCATATACTTGAGCATATTGAGTTTTGTTTATGTTATCAAACACATGATTTAATACAGGGCAAGGTATTTCTTGAACAGCACCAGCAAATCTAAAAAATTGTCCATCGGACATCCAATAAGCAATATCATCTACAACGATTGCACTATTTAAACCAACTGCGCCACAGTCATTACCTAATTGTCTAAAACCAAAAATAAAAGGTGGACCAATAAAAGACATCGAATGTAATGTAGTATCTGTCCACACAAGAATTGTACCTTTAGCAGGTTTTGCTGTTCTTATTTCGCTACCACCTGCAATTCTTTGTGATCCAGCTGAATTAGTAGCATTAGGAGACCAAAAATCATAATTTTCTTGATCTGACCATCTTATAAACATTTTATCTTGAGTAGTAAAATCTCCAATAGTTGTTTCGGTGCCCATACAAATTAAATGTCTTGTATCAGTTGATACAACAGATAAACTTGAAGCAGTAGGAGCATTAGCAATCAATGTACATCTATTATTTGACATACCAACAGATTCATCCCATTCAAAAGTAGATCCATCTCTTACTGTTAAAATTAAATCTTCTCCCCAATTATTTAATGACCATTGTCTCATATCAAGATTTACTTCTGAAGTAGTTCTTGGTTCACCCCATACACTATCGTTCCACGCTCCAGCTGACCAACCATATCCAAAAGTTTGAATAGTTGGGCCAACATTTAATTGATATGATATGTCAGCATTAGATGAATCATTTACAGTTGCATTTGCTGTACCCGGGGTTGAAATTGTATATGCATCATTATTGTTAACTTCTACAATTTCAAATTCGTTTTCTAATTCAGATGTAGTAATGCCTCCTACATTTGCAGAAACATTAGATATAGTTATAAAAGAACCTAATGCTGCTCCATGAGATGTATGAGTAATAACAACATTAGAGCTTAAATTAACAGTTGAAAAAACATTCGATAAAGTATTTGATTGTCTTATAGGTGTAACATCAGCAGTAGTTCCACTTCTATAAACGTATGCTTTTCTATCACCAGCAAATGATTGATAACGAGTACCATCTAATGATATCCAGGAAGTTAATGATGCTGGTCTTCCGATATAAAAATCTGTACTATATTTTGCCCAACCACCTATTTTTTGTGGTAGACCTTTTCTAAATCTGATTTTATCACAGTCAGTCCATCTACCTTCTGCTCCAGTTTCTGTGTTTTCTGTGTCTAATCCAGGTAAAAAATTAAGTTGAGTTAATGGCATAATTTATAAATTATATAACAAAATTTACAAAAATATAGTGCTATTTTTTAAGCTCTATATTCCAATATAAATTTGAAATAATATCGTCTAATTTTATTTTAACAATATGACTTTTTTGCAAATATTCATGTAATTCTTCAATATCAACAATAATCCATTTATCTTTAAAACTAAAAACCATTTTATCAGCTTTTGTTTTAAAAGATCCTTTTTTAATATTATTTTTAATAGGTCTTAAATCAAATTTATATATACGATTAGTTTTATTAATTAAAATACCCTCTAAGTCCCACAGCTCTTTTCTTTGTTGATATTTTGATGCATATTTTATGTTAGTTAGATGGTCTTCAAATTGTTGTTTATTAATCATAATAATTATACTAATAGTAAATTAATGAACGAAATTGAAATAAAAAATGCCATTATAAAAGATTTACAAGAAAAAATCGAGATGGAAAAAATGGTTAAACAATCTGAAGTTAAATTAAATGAAGATTATAAAAAACACATTTTAAATTTAGAAACTCAAATACAAGCTCTCGGTAAAATCAATGATGAATTTATAAATAAAATAGCAGAATTAAAATATAAACTACAGAAACTTACTACTTAAATTTTAGAAAGAAATGTTTACAAATACGCAAGACTATTATTGGGTTTTTAATAATGCTCTTAGTCCAGATACATGTGATAAAATAATTGAATTAGGTTTAAGTAAAAAAACTGTTTTAGCAAGAACTCATGAATATGATAAAGATAAATTCAAAAATTTAAATAAAACTCAAAAAATTAATTTAAAAAAAATAAGAAATTCTGAAGTTGCTTTTTTAGATGATAAATGGTTGATGGATATTTTAAATGATTTTGTAGTTAAGGCAAATATGAATTCAGGTTGGAAATATCAAATAGATTATTCTGAAAGAATACAATTTACTAAATATAAAAAAAATCAACACTATAATTTTCATTGTGATTCATCAATACAAGATATTTGTAAATATGGAAAAATAAGAAAGTTATCTTTAGTTGCTTGTCTTTCTAATCCTAAGGAATTTAAAGGTGGAGATTTTGAATTTCAATTTAGAAATAATAATGATCCAACAATTATTACTCCCGCCCCTGAGTTAAGAAATAAAGGAACGATAGTAGTGTTTCCATCTTTTCTATATCATAGAGTTACACCTTTAATAAAAGGAACTAGATATTCATTAGTAATGTGGACAAGAGGAAATTTATACTGGTAAGTTATGTCAGAAAATTTAGACTTTATACATATTAAAAATTTTTTAAATAAAAATGATTATTTAAATATTAGAAAAGATTTAAAAAAAGCTATTAAAGAAAATCTTTATTGCTTTAAAAATAATATTTCAGGAAAACAAACAATTAATAAATTACATTTAATATATAACACTAAACATTGGAAAAACTATTATAATAAATTACTTAATATAACAAAAAAATATAAAAAAAATAAAATTAAATATTCTTGGTGTTTAAAAATATTGAAAAAAGAAAAACAATTTTTTCATAGACATGAAAAAAATACATTAACTTCAATTTATTATGTAACCAATGATAATTATGAATTAGGAACACATATTAAAAATAATAATATGGAAATAATTGTACCTGGATATGAAAATTCTATATTAATTTTTAAAGGTGAATTATTACACGATGCTGTTTTTCCAAAGTATAAATTAAAAAAACCAAGATTTACATTAATTACAGATTATGAATAATTTTAAAAAAAATAAATATTTTATAAAAAGAAAAGTAATGAATCTTGATACAATTAATTTTGTTAAAGATTATTTAAAACTTAGAAAAAAAACAACATCTTTAATGTTACAAAAAAATTTTATTCCACCTAATTTTGAATCCTTAGGTATTTTTACAGACAAACAAATACCTAATACTTTTTCTATTTATGGAGATGTAGCTAATGAGATATTATTACAAAAAATAAAACCTATTATGGAAAAAATTACAGGCATTAAATTAATAGAAACATATTCATATGCTAGAATTTATAAAATTGATGACGAGCTTAAACGACATAAAGATAGAGCTTCTTGTGATATATCAGCCACGCTTAATTTAGGAGGAGACCCTTGGCCAATTTATTTAGAGCCTACTGGTAAAGTAAATCAAAAAGGAATAAAAGTAGATTTAAAACAAGGAGATATGTTAATTTATAAAGGTTGTGAATTAGAACACTGGAGAGAACCCTTTAAAGGTACTGAATGTATACAAGTTTTTTTACATTATAATAAAAAAGGAAGTAAAAATAAATATGATAATAGACCTTGTTTAGGAATGCCTGGATATAAATTATATCAAATATGAAACCTTTTAAATTGAATAATAAAATTGATTTTATTGCTGGTTGGTATATAGATAAAAAAGTTTGTGATGAAATGATAAAATATTTTAAAAAAACAGAAAAAAATGAATCTGGAGTAAAGAAAACAGGAACTATAGTTTTTAATGGAAAAACAAAAATTAACAAATCTATAAAAGATTCAATTGATTTACCTATTAATTCTACAACAAAAGATAAACAACCTATGGAATATTTAAATGAACTTGAAAAAGTATGTAATTTATATATAAGTAAATATAACTGGTCTACAGCTAATCAACAAAGATGGGCAATAATGGAAAGTTTTAATATTCAAAAATATCCAAAAAAAGGTGGATATAAAGTTTGGCATACTGAAAGAAATGGATCTAAATCCAAATTAAATAGACATTTAGTTTTTATGACTTTTTTAAATGATATTAAATATAAAGGTGAAACTGAATGGTATTATCAAAAATTAAAAGTTAAACCTAAAAAAGGCTTAACTTTTATTTGGCCTGCAGATTGGACATTTACACATAGAGGTATTCCTGCAGAGAAAGAAATAAAATATATTGCAACAGGGTGGTACAGCTATGTCTAAAAATTTTATTTTAGAACAAAAAAATGTATTAACTAAAAAAGAATGTAATTATTTAATTAAGGAATGTAAAAAAAAGACAAAACCGGGAGAGTATGATTATCTTGGTTATGTTTTTTTTGATTTAGAAAAAACTCAAACTTTTGTAGAAATTACAAAATTAATATTACCAATAATAGAAAAATATAAAAAAAAATATCCTGAAATAAATTTAACAAAAAATAAATGGGCTTTAACTAATATGAGATTTAAACATTTTAAACCTGGTAAATCTTTTGAAAAATTCCATGCTGAACATAGTTGGGAACACGCTACAAGACTTTTAAACGTACAAATTTATTTAAGCGATCACGATTGTGGAACTGAATTTTTTAATGGTAAAGTAATTAAATCAGAACAAGGAAAAGTAGCTATATTTCCATCATATTTTACACATACTCATAGAGGACAAAAATGTCCTAATAAAAAACATAGATATATTATTACAGGTTACTTTAATTTTTTAAATTTATAATATGAAACCTTACGAACAAATATTAAATGGTTCTATACACATAGAAAGAAATTTTTTTGAAGAAGATTTATATAAAAAAATATCTAAAGAAATTTTAAAATTAAAACTTGTTCCTGGTTATCAACCGGCGTCATATTATTATGGTAATAGATTTCAAGGATATCCATGCCACGAATGTAATTGGCCTAAATATAAAAAGATTATTGTAAACAAGATTGAACATTTATTAAATTGTAAAATAAAAGATGTTAGTATAAAAGTAAGACGTACCGATATGAATGAAATTGCTAAATCAAAATTTAACACTACTTATGGTTTAGTACATTCTGATCCTACTGATTTTGGAGCTATTCTTTGTTTTAATCAAACCAGTTCTGGAGGAACAGTTTTTTTTGAATATCATTTTGATAAATATCCAGATATTTCAATAGGAGCTTTTCCAAATAGAATGATAATATTTAGAGGTACAAGAAATCATACAGCTCAACATGATTTTACATTTAAATCAATATATAAATTACTTGTTTTTTTTAATAAAGATAAAGCATGAAAATAGAAAAAATAATTAAATCAAAAATATTAAGAGAGTATTATTTTATTAAAGGTAATATACCTATTGATACAAAATATTTTATTAAAAAAATTGAAGAAGGTATCAATTTAGAATCAAATAAAAACTATAAAACTAATGTAATAGGACAAATGACATCATGGAATTTTTTTATTGATGATAAAAAATTTATAAAAATAATGTTGCCTATTTTTGATATTATAGATAACCTTCCTTCGGAAGAAATTAATAGTTGGAATCTAAAAGAAGCGTGGGGATTTAAAGAATCATTTTCAGAATATACAAGGAAACATTCTCATTTACCTTCATTTATTTCTGGAGCAATTCAATTATCAAAACATAATCAAATTTTAGAATTTCCACAAATAAATGAAACATTAGAAAGTAAACCAGGAAACTTTGCTGTGTTTTCAAGTTTTTTACTTCACAAAAATAAAAGAAACATTATTGATAAACCAAGATACGGTCTAAGTTTTAATATTGAATGTAAATAATTTTTATTATATTAAATTCCAAGTAGAATTATCTGAATCCCAATAATAATTTTGATTATCAGAAATTTTTATAGCTTCCCATCTTAAATTTGATTCAACCCAAAACATTTTATATGTGTCTTTTTGATAAGTTTCTTCAACTCCATCTACTGTTATTGTTTCTGTTGTATAAGGATTATCTGGTTGAGCAGTTGGTGGATTCCAAATTTTATTTGTATTATCAAAAGTCCATGAAGCATAAGGTTGAGCACTTATAAATTCAGTTCCATTCCAAACACTACCTTTTCCTTTACCAGATGGTAATTCTTTCCATTCTCCTTCTAGAGTTAAATTGTTAATATCATCATTGTCATCAATTACAATAACTTTAGAAACTACTTGTAAAGTTACTCCTACATTAAAAGGATCTTGTTCAGATATAATTTTACCTATTCTTTTCATATTAGAAATTAATTGTACCTGTTACTGTAAATTTAGCAACTTTACTTCCATCAGGTAAAGTACTGATTTGATTTGAACCTGGAGTAACTGATGAAATTGCTCCTGTAGGATCTCTTAAATAAACTACACCACTTCCACCATCTCTTCCTGTTCTTAGAGGTCCTCCTCCAGGGGCGCCACCGCCGCCTCCACCTTGTCCATTATTGCCATCTGTACCTTGTTGATTAGAAGCTCCGCCAGTTCCGCCACCGCCAGATCCGCCGCTAGTTTGACCAGGAGAATTTGATCCTCCTCCGCCACCACCAGCAAAAGTAATAGGTGAATCATTTATGCTATTTGCCGTTCCAGGACCACCGGGACCTCCTCTTTGGTTTCCGGGACCATTACTACCAGTTGAACCGCTAGTTCCGCCGCCGCCACCGCCGCCGCCGGAATTATTTCCACCGCCATTACCGCCAGAGGCTCCTTCAGGTGTAGGAAAACCACCTTTATTTCCACTACCGCCAGTGCCATTTAAAGCACCGCCACCACCAGCACCACCAGGATTTCCATTAACACCAGGGTCTCCTCCACCTCCTCCACCACTAGATGTAATGGTTCCAGCTGTAGAATCACCTCCATCAGTAGCTGGTGTAGGACCAGTAGGACTAGAACCGTTTCCTCCTCCACCTACTGTAATAGTAGATCCGCTTTCAATTTCTATTTTTGTTCCTCCAGGAAAAGAAGTACGCATACCTCCGCCTCCTCCTCCACCGCCGTCATCTCGACCACCGCCGCCACCGCCAGCAATGACTAAATAATCCATTTCTAAAACGCTGCTACCAGCTCCTTTAGTTCCTCTTGCTGAAGACGCTGCAAAAGATCCAATAATTGGCATAAAACTCCTTTCTATTCAAAAGATGTTAATTGAGCTAATACAGTGTAAGTGTTAGCTGCAGTTTTAATAGCGGTATAAGTATATGTGTCTGAAGCATTTGCTGTACCTGCGGAAGGAGCACCTCCTACCCATTTAGGAGTAACAGTTGATCCATCAACTTGTACTACGTTTGCATAATAAGCAGTAGAACCTTGAGGTACAATATGTGCAACAGTAATACTTTCACCTGTATCTAAATAATTGTTTAATGTAACTGATGAATTACCTCTTAAATTAAATGTCCAATTAGCAGATGCATTTGTAGTAAAGTTTTGAATAGCTCCATCTATTGCATCAAAGTTAATTGTACCAGTTGCTGCTGTTGCAGAAGTATTTACTTTTTCATTTAATTGTTGAACTTTTCCACCACCATTAAAAGTTACTAAACCATAACCTTTTGGAGATAATAATAAATCTGTATTTGTTCCATTAGTTGCAATTACATTAGGAGCTGAACCTTGAATATCTACAGTATTTGCTGTAGCAATTAAATTTGTACCTGAAACATTACCAGTTGAAATAACTGCTGAACCATTTAAATTTGTACCTGCAACATTTCCTGTAGAAGTTACTGAAGTCGTAGTTATATCGCCTAGATCAGCCATAACATCAGTAATAGAACTTCCATCTGAATATACTAAAGTTTTAGCACCTTGTTTAAGTGCAACACCATTTGCAGCATGACCTGTATTTGCAAAAGTTAATGTTTGTGATCCTGTTGTGTTATTAAATAAAATATAATTTTGTTCTACTGCATCAGTAAAAACATGAATGTCTGCGCCTAAAGCTCCAGTTAATTCTAATACTTTGTTATGTACTTGATCATCAGTAGCATCATCATCTGTGTTACTTGTAGAATTATTAGATGTTAAAGTTACATTTGCAGAACCTGCAACATTAACTGCTTGATAACCAGAAACAGAAGCATCTACTCTGTTAAAAACATAATTGACTAAATTTCCCCAAGTTCCTGAATTCTCTCCAGAAGCTTGTCTTTCTAATTTTAATCTCGATGTAAAACTTGATGGCATAATTCTTTATACTCCTAATTTTATTTAATGTAAATAATATATATTTGTAAAAATTTGTCTAGTGAATATTAGTCCAATTTTCTTGATTATTATCGTTAATTGGATCCCAAAATTTAAGTGTTGTAACATCAACATTTACTTGATTTCCAGTCATTGGCAAGAAATTATTTGAATTAGGTATAATTGTTGCTTGAGAAATAGTTAATTCGTTTCCAGTTATTGATAATATTTGTTCAGCACTTATAGTGATTGTATTAGCTGTAGATGTTAATTCTTCTCCAGTTATAGGAATAATATTTTGAGTAGTAGTTGTAATTGTTCCTAAATTTGAAGTTAAAGATAATCCTACTATATCTAAGAAATTAGCTAAACCTACAACTATACCATCATTGTTTAATGCTGTGTTGGCTTCTAAAGTAGGAGTATTTATAGTAATAGCACCACCAGCTGCTACAGCAAATGTATTAACAGTTGCAGATACCAGTTCCTCTCCTGTTACAGTTATATTAGCTATACCTGTTACAGTTTCTTCGCCTTGAGAAATATTTAATTGTTCTCCACTTATAGATATAGGAGCACCTGCAGTAATAATAATATTATTAGCTGTTGAAGTTAATTGAGTTAAAGCTGAAGTTGCAAATATATTACCATTACCAGTGAGAACAAAACCTAATCCTTCGCCCCAAGCACCTGTGTTCCATTCTTCTCTATTCCAGCCAAAACCTAAATTTAAATTTAAATCTAATTCGCCAGCAGTAGTTATATCTATAAAAGAATCAGGTGCTCTATTCCATGTTGCAGAAGACCATGTATTTCTTCCCCAACCTTGTCTTACTTCAACACCGACTGTAATACTACTTAATGAAGTATTTAATTGTTGGCCTGTAATTACAGCACCAGTTGCTGAATTATTCCAGGAACCTAAATTCCAATCACCTTGGCTCCATGTGCTTGCCATAAGGACTTACCTCCTTATGCTATTCTAATTAAGCCGTTCGTAGCGTCTGCGTTTGGAAACTGTAACTCAAAAGTACCGTTAGTTGATGTTTTTACACCACCAAAATCTAATACCGCAATAGATGAATTACTATTGTTAGCATTATAAATTAGTGCAGCTTGTGCAGATATTGTTGCATTAGCAAATGAAACATTATCAGCATCAAAAATAGCAGTCGTGCCATCTGTGCTTATTGCTACATTTGTAAGTGTAGCTCCGCCTACTGTATAGTTTG